AATGTCTCACCACCATCATCCGAGTGGTAGTCACCCAAAGACTGAATGTCACCCTGATGCTCATACGCATACTTCTGGTTGTACTCGGGCTTTGCCAAAACAGTAACATTCGTCTGCTGGTTGATGTTGGTTGGCTGACGAATACCAACGCCGTAGCGCTGATAACCATACTCAGCCTCGAGGATGTAGATGGCCTCGTCAAGCTTACCTTCGGAGACGCCAAGAACCAGATTTGTGCCTTCAGACACGTCAATCATGCCCTTTTTATCGACTTCCGCCTTCAGCGTCTCGGCGATTTTCTGAGCCTGATTTGCCTTCTCGCCGATACCGTTGTTGTACATGGAGCGAACAGTAGACTCAGAAAGGCCTAACTTCGCGCCGATTTCAGTCCACTTCAGACCGTCATCTTTCAGAGCGCGAATCTGGTCGTACTGGAGTGCTTTCCGCTCATGAAGAGCCTTCTGCTGAGCGACACGGAACTCGGTCGTGCCCATCTTATACTCGTCTGGCAGCGTTGTGTTGATCTGTTCGAGAATCTCTTTCTCGGTGAACTTGCCGGTCTTCTTCAGTTCCTCCACACGGGAAAGGAAATCGCCGGAACGCTGATAAGGATTCTCACCAGAACCCCAAGGATAGCGGCCGGAATGTCGCTTAGTACCGTAGTGTTCGAGGCTGTCGGTCTCGTCATCCACGTCATAAAAGAATTTGATGTCTTTTTCAATCGGATTCATGCTGCTTCTCCTAACTTCAATTCCGTAATTATTTTATCGAACTCAATGATTTTGTCCATGATAGGCTTGATTTCGGCCTCGGTCGGGTTGACCGTAAAGACATCATCGTTCTGATAAATGCGGTTTCGATTTGGATGTCCTGCGGGTGTACGCGGTACTCCAAACAGAAAAGTGCATCATAAATAAAGAGCTGCTCCATATGTGCAGGAACAGCTCCGGTCTTGAGGTCGTGGATTCGCAGTAAGTTGTTCTTAAAAGTGATAGAATCTGCCGTTCCGAAGCAGTTGCCCGAATAATAGAGCACCTGTTCCGGTGTCATACGGAAGCCGATGGCATCGTTGACGTAGGCGTTGAGCGTCTTTTTGCTTTTC